CCCAATCTTCTGTAAAAGGACTTTACAAGGGGGGGTATTCCAAATTAGAATGGCTCGGTTATGACTATTAAAAATAAATTACCACCCGAACTCCATTTGGTGCATGGCACTAAGGGAGAAAACCAAGGAATTCCCCTGCCTGAGTCAGTCAAGCAAAGAATTCCCTTTGCTGAATGGTTGGACAGACCTGACCAGTTTGATAAGAAAAAGTTTATTGAAGAAACTTCTGATTTTCTCTTTGATGTTTATGGGATTGGCTCGGATCAGGACAAACATTCCTTGGCTATGTTGGCAGACCAGTTGGAATTGTATGTTTCATGTAACGCACAAATCAGACCCAAAGATATTGTCGTGTCCACTAATGATGGCAAAACACTTGCACCCCATCCTGCTATTAGCATTCGCAATAATGCAGTTAAGTTAATAATCCAATTAATGAATGAATTAGGGTTAACCCCTAAGAGCAGATTGTCTAGTGGCAAACCCCAAGACGATAGTGCAGTTGCTAAATTTCTTAAAGGTCCTAAAGGTTGATGGATTGGCAAGATGGTGTCCTTTACGCAGTTCAGGTTGCTAAAGGAGAAATCGAAGTTTGTCGCAATGTCAGGTTAGCCTGTCAGCGATTCTTAAACCAACTCGAAAACAAGGAATGGGAATGGGAGTTTGATCCTGATTATCCTACCCATGTCCTTAACTTTGCATCTGCCCTAAAGCACACAAAAGGACCACAAGCAGGACAACCTATTCTTCTAGAGCCTTTCCAAATATTGTTTATTTGTGCCATTTATGGCTTTAGGTCCAAAAAGGATCACAGTCATAGAATGGTTAGGGATGTCATTTTGTTCATTCCTAGGAAAGCAGGTAAGTCAACTTTAACTGCAATCATTGCGTTATACGAATTAATCTGTGGCGAAACTGGGTCTGAAGTCTTTACCTTGGCTACCAATCGAGAGCAGGCAAGCATTGTGTTTGATGCATCCAAGGCTTTTGTAGAATCGATGCCTGCTGAACTTAGCCAAATGTTTCATATCAGCAAATACCAAATATCCAAGGCAGGCGATACTCAATCTATGTTTAAAGCCCTGTCTAGGGATACCAAAAAGACAGGCGATGGTAAAAATCCTAGTTGTGTCATAGTTGACGAATCAGCCCAAATTGTTGATAGGAACGCAATCGAGGTCTTGCACTCAGGTATGGTTGCAAGGCAAAACCCTTTAAGAATCTACATTACTACTGCATCCTTTACCAAGGACACTAAGTTCTATGAAGATATGCAGATGCTTGAATCCATCCTATGTGGGGATGTCAAAGAAAACCCTAGGTGGTTTGGATTGCTTTATGGCTTAGACCCACAAGACGATTGGAAAGATACAAAGACTTGGGCAAAGGCAAATCCGATGCATGGCATATCTGTATTCCAAGAAGCCATTGAGCAAAGGGCAGAAGAAGCCAAACACAAGCCTGCAACCCTAAACGAATTCCTTTGCAAAACCTTAAATGTCTATGTTTCTGCCAATACTGCATGGATAGATAGGCAATATTGGGATGATGCGATTGTTAACATAAGTGAAGAAACTAGAGAGCCTAGCGATGTGTTTATTGGTTTTGACCTTGCCGCTACACGAGATTTAAACGCAGTTTGCGTATTAAAGCGTTATGCAGAAGATGAATACTATGCAGATTTCCAATTCTTTTTACCCGAACAGGCTTTAGACCTTATTCCCAAGCATTACTTAGACATATTCAGAATGGCAATTAGTTCAGGTGTCTTAAAGTTAACTGAAGGGAATGTAATGGATGATCGGGAAATAAGCGACTTTATCAAACTCCAATGCGAAAAATACAATGTAAAAGAGGTAGGTTACGATGCTTACAATGCGGCAAGTCTTGTGGCTCGGTTGCATGATGCAGGAATTCCTGTAAAGAAGGTTGGTCAGGGCATGGCAGTTTTAAATAATCCTTCCAAGTATGTAGAAAAGTTAATATTGCAAAAAGCAATAAAACATAGTGGCAATGCTTTTGTTGGTTGGCAAATTTCCAATGCTGAAGTCTTTACTGATGTGAATGGTAACATCAAGGTTAGGAAGAACGAAGCAGACAAATCTGCCAAAGTCGATGGTGTAATTGCCATGATTATTGCTATGCATTGTGCTTTAGACAATCCAAATGCAAGTAGTTCTTTCGGTTTCAGAAGTTTTTAGTTAGAATAAATAAACTTTTGGAGAAAAAAAATGGGAATATTGGATATATTTAAGCGTAAAAACATACAACAAAACGAATCCAATACCCTATTTGGACAGACCCAACTTGGTAATAATGTCATTTATCAAGGACAAGCAGGTAGGCAAACTGTTAGTCAGCAGTTACTTTATGTAACAACTGCAAGTACAACAAGTGCAGGCAGACCTGTCGATATGACAGTTCTTAGCCGTAATTCAACAGTTATGGCTTGTGTTGGTGTTAAGGCTAGAGCATTAGCACAACTGCCAATTCGTGTTATGTATAAATCAGATAGTGGTGAGTTTGTCGATGCCATAGAATCTGATAAGGTGGGCAATCGCGATAAAGCCAAGGCTAAACAAATATTAAGTTTACTTCAGCAACCTAACAATTTTCAGGATCAATATGAATTTTGGTATCAATGGTCGATGTGGCAAGACCTTGCAGGGGAATGCTTTACCCTTTGGTGGAGAAAAGATCAGCAAGATTCTATTCAAACTCCCCTTGAAATGTATAACCTTGATGCAACACTTATTACTGTTCAACTTACTCCTACTCGCTATCCTTCCTATCGTCTTTCTACTCCTACTTATGGATTTAACAAAGATGAACCCCTTGCATCCCACCAAGTCATGCATATTTCGGAAGCGGCTTGGCAGGGTGTAGCAGGTTTTAACAAAGGAATTTTGGCTACAGAGTTGGTTGCTTTGGATCAGGATATTGACCTTTATGCTAACTTTATTATGCAAAATGGTGCAAAGCCAACAGGTATGTTTGTTACTGAGCAAGTAATTCCTGATGGCAAATACAAGGAAATTGCAGGTCGCTTAAAAGAAGCATGGGCGAACATGACAAATTCTAGGAATAGCGATCTAAGTAAACCGGGTCAAGGAATGTTGCTTGATCAGGGCATGAAATACCAACCTTTAGAAATGTTAACCCTACAAGATGCTGATTGTGCTACCTTAAAAGTGCAAACAATGAAGCGTATTTGTGGTTTATTTGGAGTTCCACCTGCAATGATTGGGGTTGTAGAAGGCAAATATAACAATACCCAAACTATGCTAGATGAGTTCTACAAAACGACCATGTATCCTATGGTTATCAATATTGAACAGAAATTAAAGAGCCAACTTCTTAAAGGATACCCAAGTTTATGTATCCGATTTGATACAAAAGACTTCTTAAAAGGTGCGGCACTTGACCAAATGAACTTTGCAACTGCAGGTGTTTCTAATGGAATCATGACAATTAATGAAGCAAGAGAATACCTAAATATGGCAAAAATTGACGGAAGTGATGATTTAGTAGCACAATCTACTAAAGCACAACCATTGCCTAGCAGTTCTCCACAGGATACAGGTGGGGGTGGTGGCAATCAAAGACGAAAAATGAATATAGGTAAATAATGAATTTATTGCACAAAATACTAGATAAATTATCTTCACAAATAAAAGGCAGTAATGTTAAACTACCTAAAAGTGTAGAAGAATTCCCCAAAATACAAGATAATAATCAGGCTATTAACAATGGGGCTATTAATGAAAAATCTACTTCTAATTTGCGAAGCACAAGTCCAACTAGGTCAGTCGGCAGACGAAGCCCAAAATCCCACAGGAAAGATTGAAGCAAGAGCAACGACTTGGGGTGCTAGAGAAGGTGCTGATGGTCGCAAGTTCAATTATCAACCTGAAGGTTTTTATGATTGGGCAGATGAGTTTGCTAAAGAAGGCAAACCAATGCCAATGTTTCTAAATCACAATGACATGGGTATGCCCATTGGTCAATGGGATGAAATCATGTTTGATAAAGAAGGCATGACTGCCAAAGGCAGACTGTATATGAATACAGTTGGTGGTAGTGATGTTTATTCTATTCTAAAAGAATCACCAAAAATGTTTGGTGGGGTTTCTGTTGGTGCTTATGCTGATGAAGCACAC